AATGCAGACCACGACGATGCGCCCGACAGTTTGGCAAGTATTATTAGAGTATTGTGGGGCAAACGGGATACACCGTATAAATCAATCATATATCAATAAGGGGGAATAAAATGTTAACCTATCAAGACCTTGTTAACGTAGGGGATAACGAAAGCAATCGTATGGATTTTGTAATGAACATCATACACCAGCACAAGGTAAGCGATGATTACAAGATCGGGGCGATTGCAGAGGAGTATTACAAAAAGCGAAATGTAACGCTTGTGAAATTCCAAAAGATGCTGACAACATTGACGGGTGGTCGTGTTGTTGATAAGTGGTCGCCGAATCATAAGGTTGTCAGCGGCTTTTTCAAGCGATTTGTGACACAGCAGAATCAATATTCGCTGGGTAACGGTATATCGTGGGGCGAAAACCCGTTTGCGAATGATAAGCAAAAGGCAAGGTTTGACAGCGACGTTAAACAGGCAGGGTTATACGCGCTGATCGGCGGCGTTTCGTTTGGGTTTTGGAATCTTGACCATTTGGACGTGTTCAAGATCACGGAATTTGCGCCGCTATATGACGAGGAAAACGGGGCGTTACGCGCTGGCGTGCGGTTTTGGCAGATAGATGCAGACAAGCCGTTGCGCGCAACACTGTATGAGGAGGACGGCTACACCGAATACCGCTGGAAAGACGGAAAAGGCGAGATATTGAAGGATAAGCGTAAATATATCATCACTGTTAGTCAATCCGACATTGACGGTACGGAGATCATTGACGGCGAGAATTACCCGACATTCCCGATTGTGCCTTTGTGGGGCAATCCCGAAAAGCAATCTGAACTCGTCGGGATACGCGAGGGCATTGACGTTTACGACTTTATCAAAAACGGATTTGCAAATGACCTTGACGGCGCACAGTTGTACTGGATAATCAAGGGTGCTGGCGGTATGGACGACCCCGATTTGGCACAATTCCTTGATCGCTTGCGCTTGGTAGGCGCGGCATCGCCAGCCGAGGGGCAGTCGGTCGAGGCGGTAACGCTTGATTTGCCATATGACGCAAGGGATAATTTGCTTACAAGGCTTGAAAACGACCTATATCGTGATTATATGTCGCTTAACCTTGCAGATATAAAATCGGGTAGCGTGGTAACGGCACAGATCAAAGCGGCATACAAGCCGATGGACTTGAAAGCCGATGATTATGAGTATATGTTGGGCGATTTCCTCGATCACATACTGACGCTGGCAGGTATAGACGCAACACCGACATTTACGCGGTCAATGCTGGTCAACACAACCGAGGAGATCACGGCGGTATTGTCAGCCGCAACGATGTTGCCCAAAGATTACGTTGTGCAAAAGATCGTTACCCTGTTAGGCGACGGCGACAGGGCGCAGGAGATTGCAGAGCAGGCAGAGGCAGACGGGCTGTTTTTGGGCGAGGACACGGAAGCCGAGGTTGAATAATGGACGTTGCGCACAAGGAAACAGATAAAATCCTTGAAGATATAGAAAAGCGATTACGCAAGGAATACAGACAAGCCACAAAGGAAGTTGAGCAGAAACTTGACAATTACTTTGCGGCTTTTCGCCGTAAGGATGAAAAAAAACGGGAGTTATTAGATACTGGCGAGATCACGCAAAAGGAATACAACGATTGGCGGTACGGTCAAATGTGCGTCGGCAAACGCTGGGAAGATATGCGCGACAAGTTGGCGGCTGATTTGGCAAATACAGATGCTATTGCACGCAACATTGCTGACGGATATATGCCCGAGGTTTACGCGGTCAACCATAACTTTGCAACATATCAGATAGAAACAGGCGCAAGGCTGGATACGTCATATACGCTTTATGATGCGCAATCGGTTGAACGGCTGGTGCGTGAAAATCCGCAGATATTGCCGCAGATCGGGCGCACAACGCAGGAGTTGATTGATAAAGGTGTGCTTAAAAAGTGGAACATGAAAAACATACAATCAACGGCGATACAAGGCATCTTGCAGGGCGAGAGCATACCAAAACTTGCAAAGCGTATGGCAAATGACGTGGGCGCAAGCAATTACAAGGATTGCGTAAGGCACGCACGGACAATGGTAACAGCAACACAAAATGCTGGGCGTGACGACGGCTTCAAGCGTGCAAACGATATGGGCATTGATGTTGTACGCGAGTGGGTCGCGGTGTTGGATGGCAGAACAAGGCACGAACACAGGATACTTGACGGGCAACGTCGCAAGGTGGGCGAGCCGTTTGAGGTTGAGGGCGAGAAGATCATGTATCCAGCAGACCCGACAGCACCGTATCACTTGACCATGAATTGCAGATGCACGCTTATTGGTCAGATAAAGGGATTTGAGCGCAACACGCAGGCATACCGCGAGGATAAAGACCTTGACGGTATGACGTATGAGGAATGGAAGGCGGCAAAGCCGAAATACGGCAAGAAAAAGGATAAATAATATCGGTACAAATGTTGAAGCAAGATACAAACGAAACGGATTTGAAAGCATAGACAGGCTATTTAATGATATAACATGAAAGGGGGTGATCAAAAAATGAAAGTGGATATTATCGACAATACTGATAAATTCAAAGATGCAATGTATGATGCTGTTGATCGTGCGTTAGAGGCAATCGGGATACAGGCAGAGGGTTATGCGATGCTTGAACTTGAAAATCATCCGAGGCGTGTAGACACAAGCAATCTAAAAAACAACATAACGCATATTGTCAATGAAGATGCGGTATATGTGGGAACTAACGTCGAGTATGCCGCTTATGTCCTATGTGCATGAGGGCACGGTCAAAATGGAGGCTAACCGATTTTTGAAGAATGCCGTAGAAAAGAACAAAGGCGAGTATGCCGAGATCGCAAAATCCTTTATGAAATAACAGCCGATATAAAAAACGGTTGATATTTTTATAAAAAAGTGATTAAATAACATTAGGTATTTGAGGGTCACAAGGAATCGTGAACAAAGAAAGGAATCAAATATGTCTATATGGAAAGATGTAACAGGGTATGAGGGATTATATCTTGTTAGCGACGAGGGCGAAATCCTGTCACTAAAACATCATCCGCCGAAAAAGTTAAAATTTGGATTGCGAGGCAGAAAAAACTTGCTATATCAGTTTGTGTCGCTGGCAAAGAACGGCGAAAACAAACGTTTTTCGGTTCATAGGCTGGTAGCGCAAGCGTTTTTGGACAATCCCGATGATTTGCCCGAAGTAAACCACAAAGACGAAAACCCATTAAACAATCGGGTTGATAATCTTGAATGGTGTTCAAGGCAATATAACATTGCATATAGCAAATGTAAAAGGATTGAACAATACGAAAACGGTGTAAAATTAGCCGAGTATCGTGGCATAGTTGAGGCATCGCGATTAACGGGAATAAGCCGCACAGCAATAAACAATAACTTGCGTGGGTATTCCCAAACGGCTGGTGGTTATGCGTGGAAATACGCAGAGTGAAAGGGGGAATGACTTATCGCACTCACAAGAAAATTTTTAGCCTCTAAAGGAATTGAGGCAGACGTTATCGACGAGATCATTGATGCACACACCGAAACTGTCAACGGGTTAAAGGACAGGATTGACGAGGCAGAAAAGTACAAGGCACAGGCTGACAAAGTGCCCGAACTTGAAAAAAAGGTCAAAGACCTTGAAAAAGCCGTGAAAACGGGCGGCGATTACGACGCACTGAAAAAGGAATTTGACGACTACAAAGCCGAGATCAAGCGCAAGGACGAACGTACAGCGAAAGAAAACGCGTACAAAGAAATCCTCAAAGATGCAGGGATACCCGAAAAGCATTTTGCTAAAATCCTTAAATACAGCGACGTTGACGGCGTGGAACTGGACGCAGACGGCAAGATCACAACCGCTAAAGACATATTAGCGGCAATCAAAGACGAGTGGGGAGATCATATCGAAACGACCGACAAAAAGGGCGCGGATACGTCACAGCCTCCGAAGAACACAGGCGGCAAGGCAACAATGACCAAAGACGAGATTATGGCTATCAAGGACAGCGCAGTACGACAAAAAGCAATCCTTGATAACAAGGAACTATTCGGACTATAAGAGAGGAGTATTATTATGGGAGCAGAAACTAATCTGATCACAACAGACGAAATGGCAAAGGTACGTGAGGTTGATTTCGTAACACAGTTTGCGCACAACAGCCTTGCAAAGTTACTTGAAGTGCTGGGCGTTACCCGTAAAATCCCTATGATGGAAGGAACGACCATGTACGTTTATTCCACAACGGGCACGCTTCACAACGGCAAGGTTGACGAGGGCGATGTTATACCGCTTTCACAGTACGAAACTACAAAAACGGCTATCGGCGAAATTACACTTAAAAAGTGGCGCAAGGCTGTATCAGCCGAGGCAATCAAGAAGTCGGGATATAACGCAAGCGTAGTGGAAACCGACGCGGCAATGCTCAAAGACGTGCAGGCAGGCATCAGAAAAGACTTTTTCGATTTCCTTAACGGCACGATCACGGGCTCAACATCAGCAACAGGCGCAACATTGCAGGCGGCACTTGCTGACGCATGGGGTCAGTTACAGGTTAAGTTTGAGGATGACACAGCAGAGGCTGTATATTTTGTCAATCCGCTTGATGTTGCTGATTACCTTGCAAGCGCAAACATCACAGTACAGACCGCTTTCGGCATGAACTATGTTGAGGACTTCCTCGGGCTGGGTACACTGATCATGTCAAGCCGTATCACAGAGGGAACATTCGTTGCAACAGCAAAGGAAAACCTTGTACTGTATTATCTGACAGTCAACGGCGACATCGCAAACGCTTTCTCACTGACAGCAGACGAAACAGGATACATCGGTATCAAGTCTGGTTATCAGAACGAGGAACGCGCACAGATCGAGAGCCTTGTTATGTCGGGTATCGACCTGTTTGTTGAGTATGCGGCAGGTGTTGTTAAAGGAACGATCACAGGAGCATAATTCATGTATAAAGTCATTGAATCGTTTACAGACATTCAAGACCGCAATTATCCCTATTCCGTGGGCGATACATACCCACGGAACGGGGTTAATGTGACGGACAAACGCCTTGCGGAACTGTCAAGCGGACACAACCGCAGGCATAAGGCTTTAATCAAAAAGGTTGACGAGCCTAAAAAGGTTGAAGAACCTAAAGAAAAGCCAGCACCAAAGAGAACGCCAAAGAGGAAAGACGATTAACCATGTTAACACAGATATGCCAGTATTTACGGAACTGGTTTGACAAGAAACCCGACGGAACATCATACCCGAAGTATGGCGGCGATTTTACCATTACAGAGGGTGAGATTGACCTTGAACTTGCCACGGGTACATATATCCGCATTATCGGTAGTCTGTTTAACGACGGAGTACATCGGTACGGCGACGGCGGTTTGACCGACGAGGCATTTGAGGGCAACGTGTGGGTTATGTCAATACCAAAAGCGGTACGCGATGCGGCGGTATGGGCTGAATCGTGGGTTGAGTTAAACGGTGGCGCAGATAGCGCGGCAAACAGCCCGTTTACTTCTGAATCATTCGGCGGTTATTCGTATTCAAAGGGCGCAAACAGCAACGGCACAAATGGCGCAAGCGTATTTGATCAATCGTATCTGATAAACGTACTTGCACCGTGGAGGAAGATATGAGCCTGTTATCAGATGCAATGGAAAAATGCGTATATTTGACCAAAACAAAGATATCTGACGGTTACGGCGGTTATATCGACACTTATGTTGACGGGGCAGAGTTTAAGGCGGCAATCGCCTTTGATACGTCTATTGAGGCAAGGGTCGGACAGAAACAGGGCGTTACCAGCCTTTACACGGTCACAACAAGCCGAGGCATGACGCTTGAATATCACGACGTATTTCGCAGGATGCGTGACGGAAAGATATTCCGCGTAACATCGGACGGCGACGACAAATACACGCCCAAAAGCGCAACGCTGGATATGCGACAAGTGACGGCGGAGGAGTACAATATCAATGGCTGATAAGTGGCAGGCACAACAAACCTTGTGGGAATCCTTTGATTTGCCAGCGTATGACGAAAAGACCGTACCCGACGATGCTGTTATGCCGTATATCACTTATGAGGCGGTTGCTGGCAATATGGGCGCGGCAACAACAACGGCTGTTAACTTGTGGTATCGGTCTAATTCATGGGCGGAGATCAGCCGCAAGGCGCAACAGATCGCAACGTATATTGATAACATGGTATCAAGCGTTAAGATTGACGGTGGGCGCATGAAAGTACGTTTGCCCGACGGTATGGCATGGGGCACACGCATGGAAGAACCGAGCGACGGCGGCGTTAGACGCATACGGCTGGCGTTTGAGATTGAATTTTTAACATCAAATTGAGAGGAGATATAAAAAATGGCAGGGAAATTCACAAAAATACCCGAGAATACATTTGACGCATTACAGTTAGATGCAGGCGTGCTGTTAACAAGGTTTAATCCCGACAATCCGACAGCACCAGCCGATGCAGATATTGTTTGCGCAACAACAGGCGGTATCAATCCCGTTTGTGCGCCGACATTCAGCGATTTCGGCGAGGATGTTGACAACGTGCCTAACAACATGATGGAATTTAAGCATCTTGACGGCTGGGATTGCTCAATCAGCACAACGGGGCTGGGAACATCGCCCGAGTTAATACAAATGGCACTTGGCGCGGCTGACATAGACGGCACAATGAAGATCGTACCCCGTCAGAACGTAAAACTGACCGATTATCGCGATTTATGGTGGGTCGGCGATAAGGCAAACGGCGGTTTTGTTGCAATTCGCCTTATGAACGCGCTGTCAACGGGCGGTTTTAGTTTACAGACCACAAAGAACGGCAAAGGACAGGTTGCGCTGACGATCACGGGTCATGTATCAATCAAGGCACAGGACGTTGTACCTATGGAGTTTTATTCAAGCGATGCAGAACTTGAATTTTACGACGTTATACAGACACTTTCACACGTTACCAGCGACTATGAGGAAAGCGGCGTTGCGGTTGGCGGCGACCTTGATATAACACTCACAGCCGAGGACGGTCATACAATAGCAAGTGTTATTGTACTTATGGGCGGCGAGGACGTAACAGCAACAGCATACGACAGCACCGACAACACGGTAACAATAACAGGTGTTACGGGCAACGTACAGATCATAGCAACGGCAACGGTATAAGAGGTATTTTATGAAGCATTTGGCAAATTGCGACGCGCTTGACTTCTTGCGTCAGACAAACAAGATCAGAAAAGCGGTTGAGGGTTGGCTAAAAGCCACAAAGATAATGGATATTCGCAAGAAAATGCCGAAACTTGACCCGATAACGGGCGATATGGACGAGGCAGAAAAGGCGAAAATCACGGAAAAGAACAGGATTAAGGCAAAAGAGCAAATGAAAAAATCCCTGTCCGATTTCCTTGACAATGCCCTTGATGAGAACGCCGAAAAAACGCTTGAATTGCTGGCATTAATGTGTTTTGTCGAGCCGCAGGACGCAAACAGCCATAAGGCGACCGAATATCTCAAAGCATTTGGCGAAATGATCGCCGACGAGGACGTACTTGATTTTTTTACGTCATTGATGCGGTTGGAGCAGAAAGGTATTTTAGATATATCAAGTCTATAAGGCTTGATATGTTGCAAGTATTTGGAAAGGGATATGTAATTGAGCATTGCATATCCCTTTTTCAAGAAGAACAGGAAACCGAGGCATACCGTATCTATACAACGGAAATGTTATCATGTATCGCGCGGAGTTTGGGCGCACAAATAAATGTCAGATACATTGACATAATACACCCGAAAGAGGAAAAAAGCGCGGACGAGATCATCGATCATATCAAAAAGGGTTTGGCATAATGGATGTATTAGACCTTTACGCGAAAATTTCATTAGACAAAAAAGAATATGACGACGGGTTAACCGAGGCAAGCGAAAAATCGCAAAGTGTTGGCTCAAAGATTTCGGGCGCACTTAAAACGGCTGGCAAGATCGGGGGCGTTGCAATCGCGGCGGTAGGTACAGCGGTAACGGCAACGTCAACCGCGCTTATAAATGGCGTATCAAATGTGGCGGCATATGGCGACAACATCGACAAAATGTCGCAAAAAATGGGATTGACCGCCGAAGCGTATCAAGAATGGGATGCTGTTATGCAACACAGCGGCACGTCAATGGAATCTATGAAAGCCAGCATGAAAACGCTGGCAAATGCCGCAGAAACGGGCAATAAAGCGTTTGAAAAAATAGGATTAACCCAAAAAGACCTTGCTAATATGTCACAGCAGGATTTATTTGAAGCGACAATAGCAGGATTACAAAACGTCGAGGATACAACGCAGAGAACATACCTTGCAGGGCAATTATTAGGGCGCGGCGCAACCGAATTGGGCGCATTATTGAACACGTCGGCAGAAGATACACAAGCAATGCGTGACCGCATACACGAATTGGGCGGCGTTATGTCTGACGAGGCGGTAAAATCAGCGGCGGCATTTCAAGATCAGTTGCAAGATTTGACGACGGGATTTGACGGCTTAAAGCGTGGGTTAACATCCGAGTTATTGCCGTCAGTTACCGAAGTTATGGCAGGTCTGACCGATATTTTTGCAGGCGATTATGACAAAGGATTAGAGGAAATATCCAGCGGCATTGAAAATACAGTTGCCAAAATATCTGATATGTTGCCCAAAATCATTGAAATTGGCGGCTCAATAATAGAACAATTAGCGATTGCGATTGTTGAAAATATACCCAAAATATTGCCGTCACTTGTAGATTTGGTTATGAGTATAGGCGATATGATCGTTGAAAACTTGCCATTGCTGATTGAAACGGGATTGCAAGTCATATTACAATTAGCGTTAGGTATCGCCGAGGCGTTACCCGAATTGATACCAGCCGTTGTTGATACGGTGCTGACTATCGCCGAATATCTCATTGACAACGTTGATTTGCTTATCGATGCGTCGATTGCGCTGATTATCGGGCTGGCTGACGGTCTGATTGAGGCATTGCCGAAATTAATTGAAAAAGCCCCCGAGATCGTCACAAAACTGGGAGATGCGATAATCCGCAATGCGCCAAAAATTTTGGGTGCGGCAATATCGCTAATACTCACATTGATAGAGGGTATAGTCAAATGCTGGGGTAAGGTTTTTGAGATAGGAGCGCAAATAATTGAGAAGATTAAGGGCGGATTTACTTCAAAGTCGGCGGAATCGCAAAAATGGGGGCGTGACCTTATAGACAATTTCATTAACGGCATCAAAGAAAAGTGGGAACACTTAAAGCAGACCGTTAAAAATGTGGCACAATCCGTTAAAGATTATTTGGGATTTTCTGAACCCGAAAAAGGCCCGCTGTCTAATTTCCATACATACGCACCCGATATGATGGATTTGTTTGCAAAAGGTATCCGCGACAACGAAAATGTTGTGACAGATCAGATCGCAAAATCCTTTGATTTTGGTAATATAACGGGCAATGTTAATGTAACGGGTACGGCAACGGGTGTTAGTGGCGGTTTTGATACCGTATTGCAGAGAATTGAGGCGTTGTTGGCACAGTATTTGCCGCAAGTACAAAAAGACATAGTGCTGGATACGGGCGCACTTGTCGGTGGTACGGTTGCGGCGTATGACGCGGCATTTGGCACAAGATCAAACAGGGGTGGTTTACGATGAAGCACGACGTAAGAAGCGGCGTTACAATAACTGTTGAAAAAACAGGGGAATCATACCATACATATAATGATTGGGGTTTGTATGTGACAAATGCAAACCCTATCGGCGACCCCGTGCAATATACAAATTATTTGGAGATACCAGCACGCAACGGCAAGATTGATTTATCCGAGGCGTTATCGGGGCGACCTATTTTTACCCACAGACCGATAAAAATAAACCTTAAGGGCACACGCGAGATCACAGCGTGGGATTCTGTTATATCAGCATTTCGCAACATGATCATGGGGCAAGTGTGCAAGATACAATTTGACAATGACCCGTCTTATTTTTGGCGTGGTCGCGTCGGTATTGTTGATTTTTCGTCGGTTTGGGAGTGGGGCAAATTTACGCTTGATATACCCGAGGCAGAACCATACAAATATGACGTTGTATCAAGTGCTGACCCGTGGTTGTGGAATCCGTTTAACTTTGAAACGGGTATTATTACGCAGATCGGGGCGATTGAGGTTGACGGTACGGAAATGATCACAATACCGCATGGATATATGCCGACGACACCCGAATTTGTTGTATCGTACTTTACATCGTTATCGGTTGAGTGCAACGGCGTAACGTATGGGCTGACCAGCGGTAAAAACGTTATCCCGTCAATAATCGTCGGCGGCGATGCTGATGTTACATTGACATTTACGGGCAAAGCAACCGTACAAGTGGTTTACAGAGGAGGGTCGTTATAATGTATCAAGTAAACATTGGCGACAAGGTTTTATATTATCCAACAAGTAAAGATTATGCAATATACAATACAGAGTTAAACGAGGAGATCGGGCTTGCAGGCGAGTTTACATTCAAAGTGCCGCCGACAAACCCGTTATACGACCAGTTAACGCAGGGCGCGTTGATAACCATACTTGATAACAATGTGGAAATATGGCGCGGCGAGATCAAAGATATAAAAATTGATTTTGCCAAAATCGCTGACGTATATTGCGTCGAAGATTTGGGAATGCTGGGTTATGAGTTTGCGCCGCCCGAATCAACCAAAACGGAAACATACTCGCAACGTTTTCAAGCGGCAATCGATTATTATAACGCAAACAGACCAGCCGAGTTGCAATTTACGGCTGGATATATTACGAACGTCACGGATTCAAACCTATGTAATTGGACGACAGAACACGAATGGTCAATACTTGATAGCATAAGAGCGTGTATTTGCCGTGATACGGGATATTTACGGGTGCGCCGTGTAACGTCGGGCGGCACAGTAACACGGTATATTGACGTTGTACGCCTTGAAGATTACGGGCGCGTAAATCAGCAACCGATTGAATACGGTTATAACTTGCTGGATTACGTCAAGGAAAGCGATTACGGAAACCTTGTAAATGTTTTAACGCCTTATGGCGCAGAGGTAGACACAGAGGTCTATGAGGGCTATAATGAAAGAGTACAAGGCGATACGATAACGAACGCGGCATCGGTAAATGTTTACGGGCGGCACGCGAAAGCGGTTGTATTTGACAACGTAACGGATGTTAACTCACTTAACGCCCTTGCATCGTCATATTTGACGCGATACAGCCAGCCACAGTTGAAAATGGAAGTCAAGGCGGTTGATTTGTCGCAAGTCGAAAACGTGGACGAAATCAAGATCGGCGATTCATTGCACATTATTGCAAAGCCGTTTGCGGTTGATCAATGGCTGTATTTAACGCAGATAAAGCGCGATTTGCAAAATGCTGGCGATAACGTGATCACTTTATCGGGGCACGTTAGGACAGGGCAAACGCTGACCAGCCAAAACGCCGAAACAATAGAGGCAATAAAAAAGATACCGTCGAAATCAAACATACTGGACGCGGCAAAGAAAAACGCGCTCAATATGTTGCTTGATGAAACACAGGGCGGTCATATTGTTTACGAATACCATTATACCGACGGCAAGCCCGATTATATTGAGGCGTTAAATATTTGTGACCAGCCGACAATTGACGCATCATTAAGCCGCTGGCGTTGGTCATATAACGGGCTGGGCTTTATGTCACGGCAAAGCACGTCTGACCCGTGGGATATATCAGATATGCCGATTGCTTTGACAAATACGGGCGAGATTGTCGCCGAGCGTATAGGCGCAGGCGTTATAAGCGGTTGCGAAATGTACTGGGGCAACAATCAGACATATCACGGGCACTTGTATTATGATGAGCCGTTGACTGGTTATCCCGTATTAAAGGTTGACTCAAACGCCACAGTAGAAGTACACGGTAGTTATAATGCAGAATTTTATTCTGACAACTTTACGGCGGTTGGCGGCAATAATACATCTATCGGTGGCAGGAGTAGCCTATCATTAGGAAGTGGCAACGGCGATGTTACTATAAATTGCGCAAATGGAAATCTAAAGATAGACAATGCAACAGGCGTTACAAAATCTATTGCATGGACGGATACAGTTAGTCGCAAGGTTTTTGCAATGAATGTAACAAAAGGTATTATAACATACTTAAATGAAAGTAGTTACTAAAGGGGCAATATATGATTTTTTCAGTAGACATAATAACCATAGCCATAATATGCACAGCAATAACATTGATTGCCTTTTTCGGCTTAATAATTCGCTGGTTAGACTATTTGGCAGAGGAATCAAACAAAGAGGATTTGAAAAAGAAAGGGGAGAGAAATGGCTGATATATCGCAGGACTTACAGAAAATACTTGACGCTATATACGGCGAGGAAGTGCGAGGGTCAATACACCACGCGATCAGTCTGATTAACGACGTATCCGAAGTAATCTTGACAACGGGTACAGCAATAAACGCGCCGACGGATTCAAGCGAGGGTTATTATACCGATTCGCTATATCTAAACCTCGACACATACGAATTGTGGAAATGTGTGGGCACAAATGCGTGGCAGAGTTTGGGTGTTTTGAAAGGCGCAACGGGCAATGGTATCGACAACATTGCCAAAACTGCAACGGCTGGGATTGTTGATACATATACCATTACATATACTGACGGTACAACCGATACATTTGACATAACAAACGGCGAGGACGGCGACAACGGTAACAGGTGGTACAGAGGCACAGCGATTAGCGGTAAGGCTGTTTTGCCGACAGTATATCCAACGGGTATAGCAGATGCAAACGCAAACGATTTCTATCTTAATCCGTCAGAGGGCGCAATATACCATTGCGTAACAGGTGGAAATGATCAGACCGCAACGTGGTCATATGACTTTACCATGACAGGCGGCGGTGGCGGCGGCTCGATAGTCACATGGACGCAAACATTATTAAGCGGCACTAAAATTGCCGAGATTGATATAGACGGCTCAACACAGAATGTTTATGCCCCGACAGGCGGTGGTGGAACTCCATCATGGGGAAACATAACGGGAACGCTGTCAGATCAGACTGACTTGCAGGATGCGCTTGACGAAAAAGCCGACATAGCAGACGTACCCAACAGCCTTGACGATTTGACCGATGTCACTATAACAGGCACACCAACACAAGGTGAGACACTGATAGCCGATGCCAATGGAGTGTTCAAGAATCAAGCAATGCCTCAAGGCGGACACACAATGCTTCCGACACCGAGTGCAGGTCTAACCGAAGCGCAAGTAGTCACGGCAATCAATGCGGCTACGGGAGCAAACGATAATGTCCCGTCACTGTTCGGTATTCAGAAATGGTCAAACGTGTACGAGAGAAGCATTGAATACACGGGCACAGTAAATTCAACAGGAATAGGAACATGGCAAGATGATATTTCTTCTGCAACACAAGCAGATGAAGTAAGTTGGGGTTGGTGGTTTAATGATGCGTTTAAGATTCCCGACAATGCCAATAACATTAAATTGGATATCTCATACGATCCTTCAACTAATGAAGCAATAACATTAGGCGGTTGGGAGTTAGACACTTCAACGGGGTATCTGTGTATTAAGTTTGGAAACGAGATACAAGATACAACGAACGCCAAAATATTCGTTGATCTGACGTATCAGCGAAATGATTATTAAGGAGGTGTCTATATGAGAACATCAATGTTACCTATTGGTGGTAGTGGGGGAGAAAGTAAACCAACTCAATGGCATTGGATTATAGCGAAAGGTTCATATCCTATCTCCCTCACGATACCAGCAGACGCAAAATATATCGCTAATTGCGATTATCAGAAAAACCAAAATAAAACAATATCGGGATGCACGGAAATAGGTTCATTACCTAGTAGCGGTTTTGATTTTTCTGTCGCAGAGGAAGAAGGTAGTTGGACAGATGGTTTTGGGACTACAACTTATCTCAAGAGAGTTAATGCTACGGGTAGTCAAACTTGTACGTTACCAAGCGGTGCGGTTGGGGCTATGCAAATAATGTATACTACAGATGACCATATAACTTGGAAAGAAAGCACTTGAGGGGAAACCAAAGATGAAAATAAAAATGAAAAATGTTGGTAGTGGTATTCGTGTTCCAATGCCTAATGGGGAAGATATCAAAATCATAATTAAAAGGAGTTGACATATGTATCTAAAAATCAATGGTGAAGATATTAAATACAACGTATCAATCCAGCCATTCAAAACAACAAATGGTTATGAAGCAATAAGATTTGTCGGTGAGGATGTACCCGAAACCGATAAGGGATTTAAATACTTCACAGACGATGACAAGTTGTTCAGTGACTTCTCTGAATACACTCATATGTATCGGGATAACGAATACTCTGTGGAGTATGACGAACCCTTTATGGGCGATGGTGGAGAGCCTACACCGATACCACCTAGTGCTGTAGATAGGCTAAATACTAGAGTAAGTCAGTTGAACAGTAAGGTTAATCAGATTACGCCTTACACAGAGACAAAAACCGCTTATTACGGCGAGAAGGAAAAGACATTCTACAACGTGCCAAATGGCAATCTGACAGTGTTCTTTTCGAATTACACGGGCGATTATTCGGTCAGCCGTGTGTCAGATAACATGACGGTAGCATTCAACGCTTTAACGGAGCAGACAGATATCACAATTTCAATTCAGTAAAGGAGAGAAAAATTATGTATGACGTAGTACAGAAAGTTGGAGGAAATCTCGTTATTAATTCTTCATGGGGCGAAGACCAGTTAGCACAGGCAAAGGCGGCTTACTTTGACACTTGTAAGGCACTCTATGCAGATGAGCCTACCACAAGCGGAGTAGTTAAGTTGCTTGATAACAACCTTGACGTAGTTGACGGATGCGTTGAGTACATTAAGAAGTAGGTGGTTGTATGGCGAAGATTAAACAAGACTTCGGGAGTGTTAGTGGTGGCGGATATCAAGTTGCAGAGGGTAACTTTACCGCTAATAGTAGCACAGACGTAGTTGATTGCCCTTGTGGTTTTGTTCCTGATAGAATTTATCTGTATAAAATAGCATTCAACGGCTCTGTTTCGGGCAATTATGTTGCTATCTATGATAAAAGCATAAATGCGAACAAGCAGTACAATATTGTTACTTCTAATGCCGTAGAAACGGCGTTTCCGTCAACCGCAACACAGTTAAGATTAAAAGGACTTACATCTAACGGATTTGAGTTTAAGTTTAATACTCCGAGTTCTAGTGAAAGTCAGTATTGGGGGACATACCATTGGGTTGCGATGAAATAACAGGAGAGTAACATGACAGAACCAATAACAATCAATGCGCTCTTACGGCAAGGCGACATCACGGGATTCGATGATGCCGAGGTTGTGGAAGATGAAGAAAACAAAGAAGACAAAAATGAAAACACTTGATAAAGTGCTGATAATTGTCGGCATCTTCCTTGCGGTGTTCATAATTGCAACAGTTGTAATATACACATACAATGGCTGGCAATATGACACGCTTATTCCGTGCGTTGTTGGTAGCGGATTACTGGAAACGGTTAACACAATGATCATAACGGTCAACAAAATACGGCATAAAACCGTTGACGAGGCGCAAGATATAGAGTAAACTAACAAAAAGAGAGGGCGTGACTATGAATCCCGAGTTAATTACAAAACTTGTTGAATCTGTCGTGACGGTTGCGATCATACTGATAACAGCGTATGTTATCCCGTGGCTTAAAAACAAGGTCGGCGAGGATAAATACAATCAGATCGTTGCATTTGCTGAAACTTGCGTCAGATCGGCAGAAAAAATATACACAGTTGAGGAATGGGCGCAGAAAAAGCGTTACGCTGTCCAGTTGGTACGCGATAAGGCGGCAGAACTGGGATTGAACATCAACGAGATAGAGATTAACGCAATAATTGAGGGCGCGGTGCAGGCGGTTAAAGGTTAATGGCATACACAGACAAGTCGTTTTTGGAAAAATTAAAGCCGTATGTGATTGAGGATATGCGAAAGTCGAGTATCCTTGCGTCATTGACGGCGGCACAGGCATTTATCGAAAGCGGCAAGGGCAACAGCGGCTTGACGGTAAAGGCAAATAACCTTTTTGGTATCAAGGGCACATATAACGGTCAATCCGTGACTATGCTAACCACGGAATACTACAACGGCATTGCTGTTAGGGTCAATGCGGCGTTTAGGAAGTACCCGTCGTGGCTTGAATCAATAAACGATCATTCGGGGCTATTTAATAGGCTGGCAAGGTATAAAAACTTGCGTGGCGAAACCGATTATGTAAAGGCGTGCAACAACGTACACGCTGACGGGTACGCATCATCGCCTGTTTATTCGACAACTTTGTTGACCAAAATCAATGATTATAAACTGTATGAGTGGGATGCAGAGGTATTAGGGCACGCCGTACCGAGGCAAAAGGTCGAAACTATCGCACAGCATTACCCGACGTTGCTGATCGGGAGCAAAAGCGATTACGTTTTGCACTGGCAGAAATACCTCAATTTGCTGGGGTATGCTTGCGGCAACGAGGACGGCGTTTTCGGTCGCAATACAAAAGCGGCTGTTATGGAATATCAGCGGAGCAAAGGACTTGTTGCTGACGGTATAATCGGCGCAAAAACATGGGAATCATTAGGTATCTGATATGTATATGTGGTTTGAGGAAATGGGATTGATTTACTTTCCGCAGATTAAAACAAAAGAAGAATTTAAGACAAAATTTGAACTGTTATTGCGGCGGCTGGCATCAGAACAGATCATGGAACGCTTAAAAGAACCGCAGGAGGTTGGCAATGCAGATTGATATATCAACAACGATTGCCGTTATATCAACCGCGTTTGCTATTTTTTTGGGGATACGAAACTTGACACGATCGAAAACGACCGACGACAAGGCAGATGCAACACAAATGGCAACGATGATTGTAAAAATTGACGCGGTCGGCACAACGGTTAACGAGATTAAATCAGATATGCGCGAGTTTAAGTCAGAACAACAGTTTTTGCGTGATAAGATCATCGAGATCGAGGCAAGCGTCAAAAGCGCACACAAGCGCATTGACGGGTTAGAGGATACAGCACATGAATGACGTACCATATATAGCGCATGAAAGCGCACTGGCAAGGCAGGAGCGCACGATAAAACGGTTGTGGATATTGTGTATAATTATGTTCCTTGCGTTTGTTATCAGTAACACGGCGTGGGTATATTACGAGGCACAATATACCGATACATCGGTTGAAATCGAGGCAGACCAGCAAGCGGATAACAACGGCAACAATTACATTGTAAACGGCGACTATGGCGAAACAGCACGTTAAAATCAAGATTACAAAGCGTCAAAAGAAAACAGGCGGCAAAAGCGGATACAAGAAATGCCCGAATTGTGGCGGCGACGGTCGTGTTAAAGTCAGAAAATCATGATTGAATACAGCAACAGCCAAATTGCCGCGTTGATTGATGAATACATACACGACCAGCGCGATCGTGAAATATTGAAATCGCGGCTGATTGATGGTAAAACGTTTGATGAATTGTCAACAATGTATAATCTGTCACAGCGGCATATTAAAACGATAGTGTATAAACGGCAACAGAGCCTATTCCAGCGGCTTTGATCATATACCCTTATTATCATTCACTTTTCACTCCCGAAAACAGCACTTTCACATCATTGTGGGGTGCTGTTTTTGCGTCTATCATTAGACGTAAAGGGGGCAATTCTATGTTTATTCACTTTAACCCAAACCCAGCACATATGAGGACGGATGATTGTGTTATCCGTGCGGTCAGCAAAGTATTAAATATCCCGTGGGAAGAAGCATATTTGCAATTATCAATGAAAGGGCTTGAATTATACGACTGGGGCAATAGTAACGCCGTATGGGGCGCATTATTGCGTGATAAAGGCTTTGAACGTGAGTTGATACCTAACACTTGCCCCGATTGCTACACCATTAATGATTTTTGCAGGGATAACCCACACGGGGTTTATGTTTTAGGAACAGGCACGCACGCCGTTGCCGTTGTTGACGGCGATTATTACGACACATGGGCAAGTGGCGATCAAGTGCCTATATACGCATACCGAAAGGAGTAGATCATGGCATATTACAACAATCCGTATTATCCGCAGAACTTTTACCCAAACATCCAGCAACAGCAAATGCAGGCACAACAGCCGCCACAGCAGATACAGAACGGCGGTTTTATCGTGATACCACGCGAGGAAATGGTTGAAAATTATCCCGTGGCGGTTGGTAATTGTGTGACCTTTAAGATCGAGGGCAAACCGATTGTCATGGAAAAGACAGGTGGAATGTCGCAATTTGATACGCCAAAGATCACGCGGTATAGACTTGTCAAAGAGGATATGCCCGAGCCGTCGTCAGATTTGCCCGAAAACGGCAATAATGAAATCGACGCGGTAAAATCTACCATTGACAAATTAAACGGCGAAATCAAGGCGATTTGGGGCGAAATCGACGGGATAAAAAGCAAAAAAACACCAGCAAAGAAAAAAGAGGTAATTGACGATGATGCCGAATAGATTATTGCAGATGCTGACAGGATTAAATATAAACGGACTAAAGGACGCAAAAACGCCCGACGATTTGGCGCAAATGCTGTTAAATTCGGGGCGCGTCAATCAAGCGCAGGTAAATCAAGCAAAACAAATGTGGGAACAGCCGAACGTGCGGCAAATGATACAGAATAAATTCCCGTTTTGAGATATTAAAGTCAGCGTACGGGGCTTTGATATAGAAACTATTAACTGACTATCAATATAGATGGTAGTCACTAACCTCAAAAAGATATGAGGTAGAAAGGAGCAATAATGGCTTTAACAGACGAAAGCGGTAACGGCATGGTAATGCCCGTATCTCCCATGTATGGGAATGGAAACGGCGGTTTTGGCTTCGGCGGCGATTCGTGGGGATGGATAATTCTTTTACTCCTCATTGCTGGTAACGGCGGCTGGGGATTCGGCGGCGGTTTCGGCGGCATGGGAGGCTTTGCGGCTGACGGTGCTATGCTTTACCCGTGGATGAATCAAGCAGAGATCACATCGGACGGGTTCAGAGATCAGATGCTGAACAACAACGTTACGTCTATTCGTGACGGAATCAACGCCGTGCAGACACAGTTATGTAACGGCTTTGCAGGCGTAAACGCAACCGTATCAAACGGATTTGCAAACGCAGAGCAGGGCGCAAACACACGCGCAATGGCTAATATGCAACAGTTATTCGGATTGCAGAGCCAGTTTGCTGATTGTTGTTGTGAAAACAGGCTGGCTAATTGTCAGACACAGAACATCATTCAGAATGAGGGCAATGCTACAAGATTTGCTGATGCAAACAACACGCGTGACCTTCTCACTAATCAGACGGCTAACACACAGGCAATACTTGATAAACTTTGCCAGTTAGAACTTGACAGCAAGAACACAAAGATTGCTGACCTTGAGCGTCAGTTGACAATGGCAAACCTTGCGGCAAGTCAGACAGCACAGAACGCATTTATACAGCAGGGATTTGCTAATGAAGTAGACCAGTTATATGATCGTCTTTCAAATTGCCCCGTACCGTCAATGCCTGTATATGGACGCACACCGATTTTTACTTGCCCGACACAGAACAACGGGTGCGGTTGCGGATGCGGTAACAACGGGTTTTAAGGAGGGATGAACAATGGCGGCAGAGTTTCTTAAAAATGATGTGCAGACTGTCAATCCTAATCAGCCTGTACTACTTACAACTTCAATCGGTTGTAACAAAGGATATGTATATCACAGACCCGAAAGTGGTATTGTAACTCTCCGTGGTATCGTTAATTGCCCGACCGCCTGTTTTGCAACATATCAAGTAACATTTAACGGCAACATTGCCGTACCCAGCACAGGTATGGCACAGCCGATAAGTGTATCACTTGCAATAGACGGCGAGCCTATATTGACGAGCAGAGCAATTGTTACGCCAGCAGACGTGGCAACCGACCCTCCTACAACGGAGAACTTCTTTAATGTAACCAGTACCGCGAGAATCCGAGTGCCTAAAGGATGTTGCTTTAATGTAAGCGTTGAGAACACATCAGATTCAATAGACGCGGCAACACCAGCACCAGCAATCTTGGTACAGAACGCAAACCTTGTTGTTGACCGTATAGCATGAGAAAGGAGATCACTATGCACAGGTTGGAAGAATTTAAGCAGATGCTCATGCGCGAACTTGAAGATATAGCCAAAAAGGGCGAACTGTCCGCAGGCTCACTCGATGCGGTTGATAAACTGACGCACTCAATCAAATCCATTTGTTATATTATTGATGCAATGGACGACGAGGGGTCGTCGGGCGCACGCGGACGCGGCAGGAATGCAAGACGCGACAGCATGGGGCGTTATTCAAACGACGATATGATGTATGACTATGATAACAGATCATACGAAAACCGCGGCGGCAACAGATCAAACAGATATAGCCGCGACAATGACGAGATCATGGAACAGTTGCGCGAACTGGAAATGAACACCGACGACAGCAAAGTTAAGCGCATGATACGCGAATGGATGAAACAGGTTGAAGATTGATGTTAAGTGAATCAGAACTGACCGACGCAATCGACGTATTATCAAACGGAAAGCACAGCATACAGAATTGCGAAAAGTTGGCGGCTATTTATACGGTGCGAGATCATTTGTACCCAGCACAACCGATAGAGCGCGGCTATTCCGCGGCAAACAATAATGTTGAGCAGGTCGGGTTGTATGGGGATACAGAATTTTTAACCGCAATCAGCCGAAAAAATCCAGTTGACGCGTGGCTGTTAATGGACGAGTTAATGCAAACGCTGTACGCGATCAATCCAAGATTGTATGACAGCGTTATGCGGAAGATATAGGGGCAGAAATGCCTCTATATTTTTTTGTGTAAATAATTAAAATATATGTTGACATTATCAAGTAAAGGGTGTACTATATGATTGTAACAAGGGTTAGCACCGAAAGGGGTACGGCATGAAAGAAGTAAACAGAACGGAAACGGTTATAGCATTTGAAAACGGCAATAAAGCCGCAAACATGGTCAGAGATAATAGTTTTCACCAGTATTTCAAGGTGGTCGTTAAAGACGAACAGGGCAATATCAACATACTGGCAACAAGATGCACATACGACAAGGCATACGGGATAATAAAGGACTTTTTAGGATAATAAACCAGCAAGCCGAGGGCGGCGGCTATACCGCCCAAAGGAGGTTTGATATGGTAAGGACAATCGACATTACATATTTTGACGTGATTAGCATGGACGGATTTCACGGGCTGGCGGTACATAACAAAGATACATTTGAATTGCTGGTCGAGGAAATCAACGAGATCGCGGCACGGGCGAAGAGGCTGGGATACGACAACGACGAAAAATGGATGATCGTATCGGTGCGGCTGGTCAGAAAATGGGATGATAACGGCGTGTTTATCTCCGAAGAAATCAGCAAGACGGCATACGCGTTTTATGACAACGGCACAATAACGAAAATCTGATTGATTGCTGACCTAATGGCGTGACGGGGAATAAAGAAACCGATTGACAACATAAAGCGCAAGGCGTAAAATGTAATTGCCACAATATACGAAAGGGGGTGGGAAAATGACCGCACAGGAAAGGGCAATCAAGATCGCGCTGGCATCGCGTGACAAGTCACAACGCTGGCTGGCTGATAAGTTAGGCACAACGCCGCAGAATCTTAACTCACGCATAAAGCGTGGCTCGTTGAAAGACGAGGACATGATGCAGATTGCAGGATTGTTAAACATGGAGTGGAAAGCAGGATTTATTGAAAAGGAGTGATAGTATGGAACTTAAAATTACACCGTCGCCCGATGGATTTGTAAAGGTCATTGATTTTAACCATGAGGAAATCAAGGCAGAGATCGCGGAAAAGGTCGCATATTACAAAACGCTGGTATATACCGACGATCAGATCAAAGACGCAAAGGCAGACAGGGCAGAGTTAAACAAAATGGTCAAGTCGCTGGAAGATAAGCGCAAGGAAATCAAGGCATTGTGCCTTGCACCGTATGACAAATTTGAAAAGCAAATGAAAGACCTCGTTGCGGTTGTCAATGAGCCGATTGCGATTATCGACGAACAGATCAAGGCTTATGAGGCAGAAAAAAAGGCACAAAAGAGCGAACAGATACGGGCATATTATGACACGCTGGATTTTAACGGCATAACGCTGGAACAGATATTTGACCCGAAGTGGCTGAACGCAACAACGTCAATGACCAGCATTGAGGACGCGCTGAACAAAAAGGCACAGGAGATCGCGGTTGATATGAAAACGCTGGCAGATTTGCCCGAATACGGCTTTGAAGCACTTGAAATGTATAAACAGACCGTTGATATACGACAGGCGTTAAATGAGGCGAATAGGCTGTCAGAATTGGCAAAGAAAAAAGCCGAGGCAACAAAGGTTGAGATCGTCGAGCCACAGATTGAAAAGGCGGTTGCAGAAGAAGTCGCAGAGGAAATTGCCGATAACTTCATACCCGATTTTGATACGGTAACGGATAACAGGGTCACAGCAATATTCAAAATCAAGGCAACGCCCGAGGATATTGAAAAGGTCGCACAGTTTTTGAGCATTAACAAGATTGAGAGTGAAAGGGTGGGATAATATGAACATTTTTCAGACCATAGCCGCCGTTATGGGCGAGATCGGGGCAATAGGCAAGGATAGCAGGAATGAACAACAGAAGTTTATGTTTAGGGGCATCGATGCGGTTATGAACGCAATTAACCCAGCGTTGATAAAGTACAAACTGTTTATCGTACCCGAAGTGCTGGAACAGACACGCGAGGAAAGACAGACCAGCAAGGGCGGTACGTTGATTTACAGCATAATCAAGGTGCGTTATACTTTTTATGCCGAGGACGGGTCAAGCGTCAGCGCGGTCGTGATCGGCGAGGGCATGGATAGCGGCGACAAGGCAACCAACAAGGCGTTGTCAATAGCGTTTAAGTATGCGTGCTTTCAAGTATTCTGTATCCCGACAGAGGAAATGAAAGACCCCGACGCTGAATGTCACGAAGTTAAGCCGATGCAGGAAGTTGCAAAGCAGAAAATCGACACCAAAAAGGTTGCGGCACTTGTAGCGGCATTAAAAGAGCGCGGCATTGAACAGGAAAAGATCATGCGGCTGTATAAGGTTGCTAGCCTTGCGGATTTAACCGAGGGTCAGTTTGTCAATATCAATCAGAACTGGGATAAGATAAAGAACGCATGAAGATAAAGGCACAGATTAAAGGCGTTGCCCGTGACTGGGCGACGGGTCACAACCTTATCACGATTGATATGTTGCAGGGCAATATCAACGAGATTAACGACCTGTTAGATCGGGATTTGTCCGTTGAACTTAAAAGATACCATAACAGGCGGTCGGTTAATGCTAACCGCTTGTTGTGGGAATGTTTAGGGCGACAGGCTGATGCGCTGGGTGGCGATAAATGGGATTATTACATCAACGCCCTCAATAAGTATGGTCAATATACAATGGTTGAAATGCCAGCGGATGCGGTTGAACGCTTTAAGCAGATATACCGCGAGTGCGAGGTCGTCGGAGATCACGACGGGCAAAAACAGGTGCTTTGTTATTATGGGTCGTCAACATACAACACAAAGGAATTTGCAAGGTTGCTGGACGGCGTTATTGACGATATGAAAGCCGCAGGCATTGAAGTGCCTACCAGCGAGGAAATGCAAGCGGCGTTGAAAGCGTGGGAAAAGGAGGTAAAATGACAACGGAAACATGGAAAGATATTGCTGGATATGAGGGAACATATCAGATCAGCAATAAGGGCAACGTCAGACGATTAACATTTGTTAACAATGTTGTATCAAAATCAAAGATACATCCGATAACTCCGACAGATAACGGCAACGGGTATTTGATTGTCGGTCTGAAATTAAACGGAAAGCGGAAAAATCATTATATACACAGGCTTGTTGCGGATGCTTTTTGCCCAAAAAGACGCGGCGCAAAAGTTGTAAACCATATCGATTTTGACAAGTACAACAATACGGCTGATAATCTTGAATGGTGTACGCAAAAACAAAATGTGCAAGCATCAAGCCACAGAATGAGGCACGCAAGGTCAATTTATAAACCAACAAATACGGGAGAAAAGTATATACGCAAATTAAAAGAAAATACGTTTTGCGTCGGTATATACAGAAAAAATTATCCGTCGTTATATAAAACCTTTACGTCATTATCAGATGCGGTTATTTGTCGTGATAATTATATAAAGGAGAACGGGATAATATGAAAAGATTAAAAAGCGTATTTACCGACGACATGGAACATTGTTTTTTTACAGGGTGCGCACCCGTGGAAATCCATCACATTTACCCGTCAGCAAACCGCAGACGGTCGGAACAATACGGGTTTGTCGTACCGTTACGCCCCGACTTGCACCCGAACGGGGTACACGCTGGCAAGGATGCTAAACTGATTGATACACGGTTAAAGATCATGGCGCAAGAATATTACGAGGCGCATTATGGCACACGGGAACAGTTTATCAAGGAATTTAACAAGTCTTATTTGTGAAAGGAGATCATATTATGAATGTATGGAATGGAATCGGGCGGCTGACAAAAGACCCCGACACAAGGTACACGACCGACAACAAGGCGGTCACACGGTTTACGATTGCGGTTGACCGATACGGCAAGGATGCTGGCGCAGATTTTATCGGATGTGTGGCGTTTGATAAGTCGGCGGAGTTTATCGACAAGTATTTCCGCAAGGGCATGAAAATCGGTATCACAGGGCACATACGAACGGGCAAATACGACAACAAGGACGGAAAAACAGTATATACGACCGATGTTGTTGCTGATCGGGCTGAATTTGTCGAGAAAAAGGCTGATGCACCCGAAACAATCGGACAGCCGACAGAAAACCCGACCGATGAATTTATAAGCATACCCGACAATATTGACGAGGAAATCCCGTTTAACTAATCGGGATGCAGGGGGCGGCTATTATGCCGCCTCTTTTTGTTTGCAAAGAAAATATTTCAAAATGCAAAGAAAATAAAAATATATGTTGACATTATCAATCAAAGGGTGTACTATATGATTGTAACAAGGGTTTGCACCGAAAGGAGATCGGGATATGAACAGAACAAGGCTTTTTACAGATAAGGTTAACGCAAAGAAGTTTATAGCAAAGTTACACAAAGACGGTAAAACCGCAGAACTTAAAGAGGAAAAGTGGAACAGACAAGGCACACAGCGTATTGAATATAGGGTAAATTACGAAGCATAAACCAGCAAGCCGAGGGCGGCGGCTAAACCGCCCAAAGGAGTGATTATGACAGCGCAGGAACTTATGAAATCAGCACCAGCAGGCGCAAGGCTTATACAGACATACAAGAACGGCAATATCAAGGTTGCATACCGCGTTAAATGCTGGAAGTGTGCAGGACAGGGCGTTATATCAGCATACGCACACGTTTACGCTGGCGAGTGCTTTGAGTGTAACGGCACAGGTTGGGTTGATGAAACCGAAACCATTATGACACCCGAAAACGCGGCAAAGGCAGATGCAAGGCGTGCAAAGCGCGAGGCACAGATCGCCGAACAGATCGCGGCAGAAAACGCAAAGCGTGAGGCAGAGGAACAGCGCAAAGCCGAGGAGCAGGCAAAGCGCGAAGCCGAGATCGCGGCACAAAAAGCAATCAGCCAGCACGTTGGCAACATCGGCGACCGCGTGGAAATGACTTTGACGCTTGACCATACGGCAACATGGGAACAGCCGTCATATGCTGGGTTTGGCACAGATACGATGCACATACACGCCTTTAAGGATACAGACGGCAATACGTTTATATGGAAAACATCAAAAGGCGTATATGTTGCGCTGGGTAACGATCAATACAAGGTTGCTGATAAAGGCGACGCGGTAACGCTTAAAGGCACAATCAAAGATCACAGCGAGTACGACGGCGAAAAGCAAACCGTATTGACGAGATGCAAGATCATGGATATAAAGGAGGCATAATATGATCAAGTACGAACTGATAATAGTATGGGATACGGGCGAAAAGGAAACATACGATTATGAAACGCTGGATGCGGCAAGGCAGGGCGAGGCAAATATGTGCATGGCGTTTGGCTGTCAGATCGCGTGGACGGGCATAAACGAAAGGAAATTTTGATATGAAAACAATCGACGAGATACAGAACGAGATCACGGCTATATGCTACCAGTACGGTTTTACCCTTGCAGATACGCTGGCGTTGGCATTATCGGCGTATATATCGCAACAGATCATGGATGCAAGGCAGGATGTGTTCGATATGATTATCGAACATTTAGACAAAAAGGGGGTGTAACATGATCACAATTAACTTGACGGCACAGCAGGCAGAATTGCTGACCGATATATTAGCGATACAATTACAGATTGAAACCGAGCATTTGGATAATTGCCTTGACAGCATATCAAAGCATAACACCCGTAATATTATCAATCGGATGCAGAGGTTACAAAAGAAGATAACAAAGGCGGTTATTGAAGAAATCAAAAATATCATGTGATATTGAAAGGGAGTGTGAATATGATAACAAGTGTAATTGATTATATACCGACAGAGGCAGACAAAGCGATCAGCCGCGAAACGCTGGCAACATTAACAGGTCACAGCGACCGCAAAGTTAGGTCGACAATCGCGGCGTTAAAAGCCGAATATCCGATAATTAACGTGGGTAACGGCTATTATATAGCCACAGACCCCGACGACCCGAATTTGACCCATTACATACGACAGGAACAGCACAGGGCACGGGAGATACTAAAGGGCATAAAGAGCCACAAGCGGTTGTTGAAACGAGATCAGATCGACGGGCAATTATCCCTGTTTGATTAAGGCTTGCAATCGGTCTGATGATATGTTATTGTTATGTTGTCGGTTATGGAGTGCCGTCCATGATCGGGCGTTAACAACATAACTGGCATTAAAACCTATAATCACGGGGCGGCACACCCTTGATTATGGGTTTTTTATTTGAAAGGTGTAATTATGGCTGATAAAAAATCGTTTGTAATATACGATAACTGGTCACGGCTGTTTTGCGGTTTACCCGATGAAACGGCTGGAAAACTTATAAAAGCGGTATGTGCATATAAACTGGGCGAGGGCACAGAGGTTAACGACCCTGTTATTGCGGCAATATATGCTATGATATGTGAGCAATTAGATGCGGACGCTGACAAATACGCAGATATTTGCGAAAAGAGATCGCAGGCAAGAAAAAACAAAACACAACAAATGATAACAAATGATAACAAATGTAAACAAGTGTTATCAAGTGCGACTGATAATGATAATGATAATGATAATGATAATGTAAATGATAATGTTAATGATAATGTATCATATCAACAAATAGTTGATATGTATAATGACACTTGCGTGTCATATCCGAGGGTAAGAGCCGTATCGGATAAACGCAAAAAAGCAATCAAGGCGCGGTTGCGAAAATACACCGTTGACGATTTGCAGGAGGTTTTTACGCTTGCCGAGCAATCTGATTTTCTCAAAGGTCAAAATTCCAGTAATTGGAACGCTGATTTTGATTGGCTTATGTCAGAGGGCAACATACCAAAAGTGCTGGAACGTAAATATAACGATGATCGGAAAGGAGTAAACAATGGATTGGATAACGCAGATGCAAAACGAGATCGAGAAATCGACGAAATCCTCAAACACATTGACGACCCCGAAGAACCTTTGTTCTGATGTATGCCCTTTATGTAATGGGCGCGGCTGGATGTTTACGGATTATAACACCGTTAAAGAGTGCGAGTGCGGATTATTAGAACGGGAACGGCAGGCAAGCAAATTAAGGTTTGCAACCATACCCGAAACATATAAAAACGTAATGTTAAAAGACTTCACAACACGGTTTTATACGGCTGAAAACAAAAACCTTGCAAAAGCGGTTGCGGATGCGGTCAAGTTTTGGCTGGAACATAAACAAGAAATGGACGATCAAGGGCGTGGGTTGTATTTTTGGAGTGATACAAAAGGTAGCGGAAAAACAATGCTGATAACCGCGCTGGCAAATGAATTGATACATAATCGCAAGGAATCGGTCAAATTTGCCACCAGTTTGGATATACTTGATGCAATACGCAAAACCTATAATCGCGACGAAGAAGAAACCGAGGACAGGCTTTTAACGGATTTGACAACGGTTAAATACCTTGTGATTGATGATTTTGGTACGGAGCGTGTCACTGATTGGGTCGGCGAAAAGTTTTATCAGATCATAAATAAACGATATATCAACAAAAAGGTCACGTTTTATACCAGTAATTATGACTTAAAATCCATTGATTATGATACACGGATAACCAGCAGGATAAGGGAACGAGCATTTACAATACATTTTCCCGAGGAATCCGTGCGCGAGGTTAAGGCACGGCAGGACGATTTGAAAATGGGGTTGTATAATAGATCACAAATTGAAGAAAATAGTTGACAATATAAATCAATATGTTTATTATATATAAGGGGAGTACAAATGTTAATCAAGGCAACACAGGCGGTATGCAGGAAGTGTAAATACCGCATGAAATCGAACGGCGGCGACGGGGTAATGTGTAATTACGCGGCGATAACGGGGCATTTAAGGGCGTTTGACGATAAAGGGCAGATCAGATTGCCGCAAGGATATTGCGATTGTTTTAGCCGAGGAAAGCCAACAAGAACGGGCTGGACATCGGACGACAATACATTTGTATGGCAGGAAAGGAGGAAAAATGAGTGATCGCAAAAAGCCATATGTGGTATCACAAAAAGAGGGTATCTATTATTGCCATATGCGCGGATACAGCAATATTCCTGTATTTGGTAGCGTGGGCGATAAGAAAAAAGCACAAAGTATATGCAAGATTATGAATAGGAGTGTGGGAGCATGAAAGTGTATTATTTAGGGGTTGTAACAACAATTTTGGCGTTGGCTGGTATGGCAGAGGCAATAACAGGGCGCGGCAATTACGGCGCGGCGGTTATATGGCTGATAATCGGATTGATCATGGCGTTAACGGGGTATGCGAAATGAGCGACACAATTATCAACGAAAAAGTCATAGAACGGGTTGATTTTATCGACAAGGAACTATTGTTAAACGGCGAGTGGGAACGCCAGCGCAACAACGGATACTGGGAAAAATGGAATATATCCGAATTAGATCGGGAATCTTCTGTTATGGAAAAGCGCGAACTGATCGCGGTATGTCAGCAGGCAGTGAGGCGGTATCCGATGATGTATTTGCAAGTGCTGGCGGAGTACATAGTTGAACTAATCAAACAGAGGAGAGCAAAATAATGGATAAGATACGGGAATTTGTAGAAAACAGACAAGCATCGGTTTATAGGGCATTGGAACTTGACCGAAAATACGTTAACGATGTATACAACGGTCAGTTTATGCGTGGCAGGGTTGCTGTCGAGGAACATTATTTGTCAGACCTTGACAAGTTAATTGAATTGATAAAGGAGTGCGAAAATGATTAACGCAGAGGATTTTTTGCCAAAATGTAAACATTATTGTATGTTGCCATCAAGAACGGCACACCACTTACACCAAATGTGTTAGCTGATATGTTGATGGAAGAAAGGATAAGGGGAGAACTGGAACAGGATATATCTTAGCTGAATTAAGGGCGGTGTGGAGAGAAAGAAAGGAGAGCAAAAAATGACATATTACATTAATCCTATATGGTTTTACTTGATGAATATATCAACAGGAATAAAGGGTTTTCTATGCGTTTTAGGTGGCTTCTCATTGGTATTTTCTGTAATTGCATTTATAACGTGGGTAAACGATTACGTTGATATAATGGATTTAGATGATGACGAAAAGAAAATCTTTAAGATATACAAGAAAATTATAATAACAAGCATCATAACATTGTTTATCGGTATTTTTGTTCCGTCAAAAGAAACCTGCATTGAAATGATGATTGCTTCACAGGTTACACACGAAAATGTAACGGCTACAAAAGAAGAAATCTATGAGATAGTTGATTATATCACAGACAAGGTAAGAGGAGAGGACGAAGAATGAGCCAAGATGTGAATTTAATAGTTGAATGTGACTATACAAAATGCCCGTATAACCACGAGGGGGAATGCGGTAAGGATGTTTTGTATGTAGACGATTCAGAGTGTAAGGCACAGGCAGAAGGAGAGTGAACGATGCAGATAGTAATTGATATACCCGAAACACCTTTATACAGAGATATGTATACGGCAATATGTGAGAATGGATATATATTTGACGAAGATAATGAATACATTGCCAAAGCAATCAAAGACGGCACACCACTTACACCAAATGTGTTAGCTGATATGTTGATGGAAGAAAGAATAAGAGGCGAACTGAAACAAGATATATCGTATTCAAAGGATGTTATTGATAATGTGAGATGCAAACTAACTGTGGAAATTATAGACCGTAGACCTTGTTATTGTGGTGCTGAATTAAGGGCAGTGTGGAGAGAAAGGAAGGAGAACGAATGACAGAAGTAATAGCAAATATCCCCAAAGAGGCGGATAGGTATATAGAACAAATAGAAAGCAAGAAAAAATCACGATTCAGAATGACAAACATAGCAATATACAGCGATGATGCCAAAAAACTGAACGAAGCGGCGGCAAAGGTAGGAGAGAGTGTTGCCACAGTGATTGAGTGGCTTGTTGAGGAAAACTTGGATGATTTGGTAAAGGAGCAGACGAATGAACACAGGGGTATTTGACAAGAACGGAAAAGAGATAAAAGTCGGAGATATTGTGCATTATCGAGGCGAAGGGCTGTGCGCTCATGGAGAGGTAGTTGAGGATGATTATTATGGATTTGCGATACTTGACGATAGACCGAAAACAAAAGGGCGCAGATATTCATTAAAAAACGAAGGAATATATCGAATTGATAAGGAGCAGACGAATGAAAGATTATGAACAACGGGCAACAGCAATAATAATGAACACAATAGAGGGAGTTAAAGCACAGATTCGCAAGGCTTATAACAAAGGTTATAAGGACGGGAAAGCAGACACACCTTTTACTGATACGAAAGACGCAGAGGAAAAGGCTTATAACAGAGACTTATCAGATGTATGGGATGCGGTAAGAAAAATTATAGAAGATGTGGTTGATGGAGGATATAGTTCTGATGTGTTACGTGAAATATTTGGCGTATCAACAGTTCAGGCTGTTTTCAAACTTAATACTGCACCCGAAGTCATTGCCAAGATCAAGGCATATGAGGACAAGCAGAAGCAGGATGCCGAGATTAAGGTCGGGGATGAAGTAATAACCAAATACAAAGACCATGCCGTAGCTGTAAGAGATACTTACTATGTCGGAGAAGACAGAGAACCTTTCACATTAATTTGGTTTGGGACACATATGTCAAGTTGCCGTGTTAACGAACTATCAAAGACAGGTAGGCACTTCCCACAGATAACCGAAGTGCTGAAAGAATTGCGAGGTGCTGAAAATGACGAATGAAGAATTGATAAGATATGGCAATGATTATTATAGGGATTTAATAAACGCTTGTTGCGGAGTTGAAGAAAAACACAAAGAATTTGTACGGGAAAGTATCAAGGCATTAGAGCAACAGCCGTGTGAAGATGCGATAAGCCGAATACTCGCAAGAATGTGGAATTGTAGAGGTAAGCATACTATAAGCATTGATAAGGTTAAGATGGAGCAGATTATCCGTGATGAGTTACCACCCGTCACACCACAGCCAAAGACGGAAGAAAGGACGATGTTTATGAGAATTTTGATTGATATACCCGAAGAATGTCTTAAAAATATCAGTAATGCTTTTGAGTTTGGAGAAGATATAACGAAAAGAACTATTGATATAATTCTTGATTCTATAACAAAAAGCACACCTATACCCGACAATGCGACAAATGGTCAAATCATACAGACATTATTTAAGCCAAATCGTGTTGATAAAACAGATGATGATGTAATCGTGGAAAATTATGATTTTAGCAAAGACTGGTGGAACAGCCCATATCAGAAAGGCGGTAAGTGAATTGACGGAAGTATGGAAAGATATAAAGGGGTATGAAGGACTTTATCAAGTAAGCGATATGGGAAATGTGAAGCGAGTAGAACACGAAGATTACAGATGCCGTCAAGGATATAGAGTATTAAAAGAGAAAATCCTTAAACCTTGTATATCAAGAGGATATAAAAAGGTGTGTTTGTATAAAGATAACAAGCAAAAACCTTTTTTTATCCATAGACTTGTTGCTTTAGCATTTGTTGAAAATCCAAATAACTATCCGCAAATTAACCATAAAGACGAAGATAGAATGAATAATAATGCGTCTAATTTGGAGTGGTGTACCTGCAAATACAATATCAATTACGGCACGAAGATACAAAGACAGAGAGAAACATTGATGCGGAACAATAGGGAGAGGAAGGTAAGGAATGAGCAGACCACCAATGAAAGCATTAGAACAGATAAAGAACTATTGTGAAAAAACACAATGCAGACGATGCGTTTTTGGCGAAAAAGCGGAAGTATTATCCGATGATTTAGATTATGTCGGGTGCAAGTTGCAACAAGACTGTCCGTGTGAGTGGAAAATTGAGGAAGGAGCATAAGGAATGAGGATAATTGACGCTGATGAACTGTTAAAAGGCAGAACCGACCACGAAATGATAAGCACACACTTGATATTCAATGCTCCGACAGCTGATGTGCTGGATAAGATAAGAGCCGAGATTGAGGACTATGTTTGCAACCATGAAACCAACACAGACAAGGCACAAGGAATGTTAAATGCCTTGCAGATACTCGATAAATACAGATAAGGAGCGTGGGAGTATGGGTTACATAGTTGGGTTATGCGATAGTTTTCGCTTTCCTTGTAGGGGTGCTTGTAGGATTCGGAGTAAGCAAGATTATTGATAAGGAGTGAGTGTAATGATTGGAATTATGTGCAGTATATCATTCTTTTTGGGTAGTTTATTTTCTTTTGTTTATTGTGAATGGTACGAAAAAACACATGAGGATATGAATCTATGAGATTATTGGAAATAATAGTAGGTGGATTCTTAATTTACGCTATAATCACCTTTTTTGTTGATTTCTAAAAATGGAGATTATAGATAAATACAGATAAGGAGTGACAGTATGGAAATGTTTTGTTTCGGAATTTTCGCAGGAATGATCCTAGCGGTTATATTCATAGCAGGGGGTGCGGTTTATGCTCAAAGAGATACTGAAAGAACAAATGACGTGGATTCTGATTGCCGTATATATGTTCCTAGTCGGGATAGGAATCGGGGCGGCGGTCAATCAGATTATCTCGAATTGGACGACGAAGCGGTAAAGGGTATCTTAACGGTTATGAGAATGTCGGTAAGATACAGCGAGGCAGAACGGCTGGCGATTGATTATTGCATAGATCGGCTGGAGGCAGAAAATGGATAGGGATACAAACGTAATCAGACAAATATACGGTATTGCCGCAGGCTGGAAACAAATGGAAATAGAAAAGCAGAAATATACAGACGATCAGATGCGGCTGGTAACAGAGGTTGCGATTGCACGAATCAGCAAAATCATTGAAGATAACGGAAAATTGTGATAACATAACCATATGAACGGTAGCCGCGAAGAATAGCGGACAGCCGACACCCAAAGAACCGAGGTGGTATAAATGGCAAGGACAGGCAGACCCAAAAAGGAGATTGACAAAAAGGAATTTGAAAAGTTGTGCGCGTTACAATGCACAAAAGAGGATATTGCGGATTGGTTTGAAGTTAGTGAAGATACAATAGACCGATTTTGCAAACGCGAGTATGGTATCAATTTTGCGGTGGTTTTTAGACAAAAAAGAGCAAAGGGCAAGGTATCATTGCGGAAGTCGGGATTTGATATGGCGAGAACGAATCCGACCGTGCATATATTTTATGCAAAGAACTTTTTACAAATGACCGATAGGCAAGATTTACGAGCCGAGATTGTCACGGACGAGGAAATGGCAAAACACGCAAAATACATCAAGGATGTGTTGATGAAAGAGGACGAATGCAACGAGGAATAATCGGTATATATAAGATCATAAACAATGATAACGGCAAAGTGTATATTGGGCAATCTGTTGACGTGGAATACAGATTGTGCAATCATTTTAGTTGTTTAAGGCACAACAGGCATGAAAATGAACATTTGCAACGGGCATATAATTTGAATCCAGCGGCGTTTACATGGGAATTAATACAAGAATGTGCCATTAACGACCTTGATATGCTGGAAGTTTATTATATTGGAAAATATGACAGCACAGACAGAAGCAAAGGATACAATCGGAGTTTTGGCGGTCAGTTAGCACATAAGGCAACGGACGAAACGCGCGCCAAAATGTCAAAGACTAAAAAAGGCAAAAAGTTTACAAAGGAACATTGTTGCAAGATCGGTGAGGCGAACCGCGGGCGCAAATTGTCGGATGAAACGAAAAATAAAATATCCAGCAAGCGCAAAGTGCCTATATTACAATTCAGCCGCGAGGGAATATTTATTGCAAGGTTTGACGGCATACAAGACGCGGCAGACAAATTGCATCTGAAATCAAAATCGTCAATATCAAACGTGTTGCGCGGCAAAGCACCGACAGGCGCAGGATTTATTTGGAAATATGATAAATGAAATATTATCATTGATAAAAAAATACCCGTATAAAATTGCGGTCAACATAGGTTTTAAGGACATTAAAGAATACCCTCATAACGAGTGGATGAAAGATATATTGTTTGGCAACGACGAATATACCTTGCTGGCGCACCGAGGAAGTTATAAAAGTTCCTGTTTATCGGTATGTATTGCACTGATAATGGTATTATTTCCACAGGATAATATTATTTTCTTACGAAAAACCGATAACGATGTTGCAGAAATGGTACGCATGGTTGACAAGGCATTAATGTCAGACTTCATGCAACAATTATCACAGATCATATACGGAAAGCCGATAATATTAACCGAGTGTTCGTTATCGGCAATAACAACAAACTTGTATTTGACAGCGTCGGGAGCGTCACAACTAATCGGTATTGGGTTAAAATCGTCAATCACTGGAAAACACGCGAATTTTGTTATAACCGACGACATATGCAATGTTTTAGATCGTATATCGAGAGCCGACCGAGAACGCACGAAATTGCAATATCAAGAATTGCAGAATGTATGCAACCGCGGTGGCAGGATTATCAATTTAGGCACAAAATGGCACAAAGAGGATGTATTTACATTAACAAAAAACATCCATACATATAGTTACAAGGATACGCATTTAATCAGTGATGAAAAAATAGCGAAACTAAAGGAATCAATGTTGCCGAGCCTGTTTGCTTGCAATTATGAGTTAAAGATCATAGCGGCAGAGGACGTTATATTTACCAACCCTGTTACGGGGGGCGATGCGTCGATGATAGAGCAATCAAATTATTGCCATATTGATGCGGCATACGGTGGTAGCGATTACACAGCATTTACGATATGCCGTAAGGCAGACGGCAAATATTATGTATTTGGCAAGTTGTGGCGTAAGCACGTTGATGATTGTGAGGACGAGATCATAAACTGGCGCAAGCGGTATAATGCTGGCAGAATATATTGCGAAACAAACGCCGACAAGGGTTATTTGGCAAAAGACTTGCGGCGCAAGGGCGAAAGGGTAACGGAATACGCTGAAAACGAAAACAAATTTATCAAGATCGTGTCGTACCTTAAAGCCGAGTGGAAAAATGTAATATTTGTTGAAGGCACTGACGAGGAATACATTGAACAGATCACGGACTATAACGAAAATGCAGACCACGACGATGCGCCCGACAGTTTGGCAAGTATTATTAGAGTATTGTGGGGCAAACGGGATACACCGTATAAATCAATCATATATCAATAAGGGGGAAT